TTTGAACTAACGTATATAATTACTAAACATATCGAGAAATGAGTATTTTAGAAGAAGCAGACAAAATCGTCAATCACAGATCAGAAGAAGCAGACCGCAACTATGGTCCTTTTTCAGAAGGTATGGACCGTGCAGCCTTAATTTTTCAAGGCATGACCGGATTCCCAGTAACTGGAGAACATATGTTTAAAGCCTTAGTTGCTTTAAAATTCTCTAGAGAAAGTTACAATCATAAGCAAGATAACTTGTTAGATGCAGTTGCATATATCCAAGGATTAGAAAACTACATCAACGATAAAACAAAAGCAAATGATTAGTATCTATGATGTAAAAGATAATTTGGTCGGCAAGAAAATTGCCATTGATGATGTAGTAACTACTTACAGCTCTAGACCAGAATCTCACAAATCAGCATGGACGTATTTATTAATGTCCCAACTAAAAAGCCTAGGATTGGATGTTACTGTCTTAACAAAAGACGGAAACATTCATGATTTTGACGTTTGGATGGTAGCCCTACCGATGGAATTCCAAGGTAGTTACAATCTTTTTGGCGGAGCAGGAGATGAACCAGCCGCTAGAATCCAAAGATTTATTGATTTTAAAGGAGAAGTATATTGTCTTAATAGACAAATGCCTGACGTCGGTGTATTTGCACAAAGTAGAATGTCTTCATGTACAGACAATTGGAAAGCGTTAGACGTTGAACTCCTGTCAACAAGGGCAAAGTCAGTAGAAACTATTGATTTAACCCTTAACAAGGGTACCTTTGTACTAGGCGATAGCCATTCAGTATCTGCTTACATTCCCGGAGCTGATATTTCCAGAAACGATGGTAAAACATTATTTGGAATCCTTAAAGAGGGAATTGGTACTTATGTACCACAAGGTACCAAACATTTGGTAACTTATTTCGGCAATATCGATATTAGACATCATTTGTGCCGTCAAGCCGATCCAGTAAAAGCAACTGAAGAACTAGTTAAAAACTATGTCGATCAGCTAAAGACATTAAACATCGAAAAGATTAGTGTTATGCAATTACTTCCAATCGAGCATGAAGAGAGAAGAATTCCACAAACTGGATTCTACAAGAAAACTCCATTTTATGGCTCATTAGAAAAAAGATTGGAAATCTGTCGAATTTTCAACAAAAAGCTGAGTATATATCTAAGTGAGGCCGGGTTCGAATTAATCGAATGGCCTATCGAATGGTTCAACATAAGTCCTAAAGACTATGCCGACACTTATATGGAAAAGCCTGGTTCAGTCCATCTTTCAAGAGAATATTATCAATATGATTTTGAAACTGGAGAAAAAAAGAAAAAACCAACACCTAAACCAAAAGTAGTTAGCCTATTTTGAAACATTTAATAAAAATCACGTATAACTTAAACAAATTACTAAAATCATGAGTAAAATCAAAGTTGCAATCATTGGAACAGGAAACTGTGCCAAATCTCTAGTAGAAGGAGTACAATTCTACACTGAAAATCAAGCCAACATCGACGGTATGATGAGAAGCGACATCGGCGGTTACACTGCAAAAGACATTGAATTTGTCTGCGCATTCGACATCGATGAACGTAAAGTTAATCAACCTCTAGGAGTTGCCTTGAAGCAAAAACCAAATTCAGCATGGAACATTGTTGAAAAAATTACATCTAAAGCTCCAGTTTATGAAGCCCCTGTAATTGATGGTTACGCGTTGTTAATGGATGCATATCCAGAAGCAAATCGTTTCTTAGTTTCTGAAGATTTAAGAAATACAACAGAAATGAATCGTACTGACTGGACTGATAAAAAGTCTCGTCTTTGGAAAGACAGAGTTATTGCTCAATTAAAAGAGCATGAAGTAGAAGTATTGATTAACTACTTACCGGTAGGTTCTCAAAATGCTACAGAATTTTGGGCTGAAATCTGCCTAGAAACTGGAATCTCTTTAGTAAACTGTATTCCAGTATTTATTGCATCTGATCCAGCATGGGAGAAACGTTTTATCGACGCAGGTATTCCATTAATTGGTGATGATATGCGTTCTCAATTTGGTGCTTCTATCTTGTCTCAAATGTTACAAGAACTTGCATTCGAAAGAGGACATGTTGTAAAAGCACACATTCAACGTAACGTTGGTGGTAACACTGACTTCTTGAATATGGAAGACAAAACCCGTTTGAAATCTAAAAAGATTTCTAAAGAAAACGTAATTCGTGCTCAAAACGAAATACGTGGAATCGCAACCGAAGGTTCATTCCTACATGCTGGTCCTTCTGAGTATATCTCATATTATGGAGATAATAAAGTTGCTAACTTCCGTTTAGAACTTGAAGGATTTGGTGGAGCACCAGTAATCTTTGATGCTCAACTTTCAGTACAAGATTCTCCAAACTCTGCAGGAGTTGTAATTGACGCTCTTCGTTACTTAAGAGTAGCAAGAGAAATGGGAATAGTTGGAGCCTTAAGAGGTCCTTCTGCTTTCACTCAAAAAACACCACCTCAGCAAATGATGTTTACAGATGCCGTTCAAGAATGCGAAGCATTAGCTCACCGCAAACTAACAAAGGTTACTGCTAAACAAGTTAAAGCTTAATTCACAAACACTAAGATGGAGAAGCAATTCTCCATCTTTTTAATTTACAAGCATGTCAGTATTCAGGAAATGGCTAAAATTTAAACCAATGACACATAAAATATACGCATACGATTTTGATGGAGTAGTTTCCCTTGGTATTAGACCAAGATGGAGTGATGATGTTATCATAACAGGTAGATGCCAAGAAGAGGCACCTTACGTTTTTGAAAAACTAGCAGAACTTAATATCTCCACTAATGTTTTCTTTAATCAAATGACATTAGCAGAAAGAGGAGACCATACCGTAGAAGCTAGAATCTTTTCTGGAAAACATAAAGCCAAAACAATTTCTGATCTGAAAAAAGATGGAATTGAAGTTGTTAGATTCTTTGAAGATGATGAGGTTCAAATGGCAGTAATTAAACAAGCGCATCCAGAACTAGATATAGTTCATATAGTATCAAACTTAGTAGAAAAATAACAGAATATGTTAACACCAGTACAAAGAGAATTAAAAAGAAAATACATTAAGTATTTGAATGCAACAGAATCAGTTGATAAAAACATGATCGTTGACTGTATTACTAATTACATGACTCCGGAAATAGACTTCACTGATAAAGTTTGTTTAGATTTAGGTGGAAATGTTGGAGGTTTTACTAAAGTAGCAATTGACGGAGGAGCCAAAGCAGTTTACACTGTAGAATGCGATATTCGCAATTACGAAAAAATGGCAGAAAGTTTTGCAGACGAGCCTAAAGCAACTATAATTCATGCTGCAGTATCGGATAGTACAGCACCTTCTATTAGAATCTATAAAGGTAATAGCCAACAGGCACACTGCTCGGTTTCTATTATGAAACGTAGTAAATTTACCGACTATGATGAAGTTATTAACATTCACATCAGCGAGCTCTTAAAGAAATATCAACCAGATATTATTAAAATTGATATTGAAGGAGCAGAATATCAAATTATCGAATTTGTAGAAGCATACCAGCCAGACGCCTTATTTGTAGAATTACACATGGGTAAAGTTAAACAATATGCTCAACCTACATTAGAAAGATTATCAGCTCTATATCCAAAACAGCACGTTAAGGAATTAATCGTATTTCAAAGCGTAGCAGGTTACGATTGCTGGTTCACAAAATAAAAATTAAAAATGAGAGATAGGGTAAATATGGAAGTCGTTAAAGATATCGGTAGATTCTTTAACAAAGTTAACGAAAGAGCTCTCTACAATATGGGTGTTCTCGATACTTATGATAGCGGTGGAGATGATGCGTTAGGAGAAACAGTAGAATACTTCCATCCACAAATTACTCTAGATGACCGTATGAGATATATTATGGAGAATATTGTATATGCTCCAATCTCAATGGACAATATTATCTGCAATACAATTATTTCTCACTTTTACGGAGCTCGTGGAATTCACCAGATTCTAACAAGAGATCCAAATCCTAAAACAGCTCTTATTGACTTTGAAAGACTTTTAGTCGACAGAGAATATGAAAATAAAATTCGCAAGAATTTAGAAGACGCAGTTTCTTTAGGTTTGCCGATCTACGGTAGTACTGAATTACGTACAAGTTTATTTGGCGCAGCCAATACTTACGTTGCTCAGACTAGAAACCAGGAACGAGATGCTCATAAAATTAATATTTTATTATGGGTAGCGTCATTTATACCTCGAGGAATCACTGGAAGGATGGCCCAGGTTAACTCTTTAAGCGAGATGTATGAAATTATGTCCTC